TTATGCACGAACGAAATGCACACAACTTCCCACTTGATCTTGCTGCTGCAGAAACAACAAGTGTTGCACTGGTAGCACCATCAGTTGGATGATTATTGCTGCAGGATTATTGGCGACAATTACTGTCGCCTCTTATATATTTTGGGACCATAGACCTAGTTCACAAAGGCATAAAAAAGTCCGTTCATCTTCTTAATTATGGAATACGAGATTAGAGTTAATGATGCCTATGTTGATCTAATGCACAGGGCTGTTGAATTCTATTTAGATCAATGGCCAGGTGGAGATCCAGCAGAGCAACAGGCAATGCTGGTACTCAAAGGTCAACTAGACAAACTAAAACTAGAAGTCTTGTTCGACACAATGTAGAAGACGCATGCTACCCAAGGCATGGAACGGGGTCTTGGGATCTCTTCGGAGGTAAACATCATGGTACGTATCGCTCGTCGTTACGTGTATCGCGGTGTCGCATACACCAAGTGATCTGGTGACTTGTGGGGGGTTCGATTCCCCCCTTCATTTATTGGCTTTGGCCCGGTAAGCCGGATACCCTTAGCCGTCTAGACGGTGGGATAGACCACAATACAAATTGAATAACTCTGAACGTTCAGAGAGTGGTTATACATTATTACTCTCTTTTAGAAATGGCACAACAACTTACTTCCCCTAAGGCACCACAGGTAATTCCTGGTGCTAATAATCTGGCTGGGGGCCAGACTCCTACAGTTGATCAGCGCAGGGCTCTTTACCTAAAGCTCTTCAGCGGTGAGATGTTTAAAGGGTTCCAGCATAACGCTATCGCTCGCGATCTTGTTATGAAGCGTACTCTTCAGAACGGCAAGTCATTGCAGTTCATTTACACTGGTCGTACCCAGGCTGAGTACCATACACCTGGAAATCCAATTTTAGGTAACAGCGACGGCGCACCGCCCGTTGCAGAGAAGACCATTACTTGTGATGATCTTCTGATTAGCTCAGCCTTTGTTTACAACCTTGATGAGACACTTTCTCATTACGATCTTCGCTCAGAAATTTCCCGCAAGATTGGCTATGCACTTGCAGAAAAGTATGACCGTCTGATCTTCCGTGCAATCGCACGTGGTGCACGTCAAGCATCACCTGTCAGTGCTACTAACTTCACTGAGCCAGGTGGTACACAGATCCGTGTTGGTTCTTCTACCAACGAATCTGATGCTTTCTCTTCTACCGCACTTGTAGCAGCCTTCTATGACGCTGCAGCTGCGATGGACGAAAAGGGAGTCAGTGGAGACGGACGTGTGGCCGTTCTCAACCCACGCCAGTACTACGAATTGATCCAAGCGGTTGGTTCTAATGGTCTGGTGAACCGTGATACCCAAGGAACTGCTTTGCAATCCGGTCAGGGCATCATCGAAATTGCTGGCATCCATGTCTACAAGTCAATGAACATTCCGTTCCTTGGCAAGTATGGAACTAAGTTCGGTGGTACTTCTGGGCAGACTTCACCTGGCAACCTGGGTGATTTCATTGGTCCTTCCCTTGAAGATGCTTCCGGTGCAACCACTGGAATCAACAACGACTACGGCACTGCTTCCGAGTTTGGTGCTGTGTCTGCTGGCCTGATCTTCCAAAAAGAAGCAGCCGGTGTTGTCGAAGCAATCGGTCCTCAAGTGCAAGTAACCAACGGAGACGTATCCGTCATCTACCAGGGTGATGTGATGCTCGGACGTTTGGCTATGGGCGCTGATTATCTGAACCCTGCTGCAGCTGTTGAGCTGTATGTGGGTGCTTCTGCTCCTTCAGCATTCTGATATTTATTCTTTACTAGGGATCCTTCGGGGTCCCTTTTTTTTATTCTTATGTCCTCAACTATTGGCACCGATACCGAACTATCCGCTGTGAACTCAATCTTGGGGAGCATCGGACAGTCACCACTTACGACTCTTGATAAGACAAACCCTGAGGTTGGTTATGTATATAACATCTTTCGTGAAGCATTGATTGATGTTCAAAACGAAGGTTGGGTTTTTAACAGAGAAGAGAACGTAACGTTGACTCCTGAAGATAGTACTAAATATATTCTTTGGCCAGCTGATGCATTACGCATTGATATTACTGGTAATCAAAACGATCGTTCTACAAACATTGTCAAAAGAGCTGGAAAGCTTTACGACAAGGTTTCAAAGAAGTTTGAATTTGATCAAAAGATCTATGTAGACATTGTACGTGTCTATGAATTCGAAGATATCCCGTCAGTATTTCAAAGGTATATCACATACCGAGCATCAACACGTGCAGCAACACAACTAGTATCTAATCCACAACTTGTTCAATTACTTGCCCAACAAGAAGCAATAGCACGTGCTGCTTGTATGGAGTATGAATGCAATCAAGGCGATCATAATTTTATGGGATTCCCTGAACATACCAGCTACACCACCTATCAACCATTCCAAGCATTGAGGCGCTAATGGCAACGATTACTCAAACAATACCTAGTCTAGTTCAAGGTATCTCTCAAGCACCAGATGAGCAGAAACTGCCTGGTCAGGTTAGGAATGCTGAGAACGTTGTACCAGATCTCACAGAAGGTTTAGCTAAAAGACCTGGTCTAGAGTTTGTCAAAACTCTGACGAATGTACAGACTGGTGGCAATTGGTTTCATTACTACCGGGATCAAGATGAAGGTTCATATGTAGGTCAGGTTGCTGCTGATGGCACTGTGCGTGTATGGAGGTGTAGTGACGGTTTTGAAATGACTGTCACTGCTACAAATAATCCAGCTGGATACTTAGGTACTTCTGCTACTGGTGACATTAAAGCATTAACAATTAATGACACTACATTTCTAGTAAATTCGAATGTACAAACAGCATTGACTTCTGCTGTTGCACCATCTAAACCTGACACACATTCTGCATTTATTGAGCTAAAGCAGCTTGTACCTCGTAGGTCATATGCATTAAATATATTTGATTCTAATGCTACACCAACCTCTGAAAAAACTGCAACGGTTGTTAAAGTCACCACACCAACTATAAAAGACGACGATTGCAGTGGCGAGGATTGTGTCGTAGATATTGACCATGCAGGTTCACGTATTTTTGTACACTCCGCTACAGGTATTGCAGTACGTGTGACCGCAACAGGGACACCTTATGTTGGGGAACAAGATCACCATGACGATCATCTACACATCAAATATTTTGTACATTATACCGTAAGTGTTGATCTCCTTTATGGTGGAAGTTATACATCTAGTACAAGTTCATTTAATGTTCCGTTGATGGACCTGAGTCATAATATCACTATCTCTAAGACTGCAACCTCAAGCTCAAGAGGTAACATTCATAAGGTAAGACCCGTACCTATTGATATTGACTCTAACAATACACTTAGTGCAGCAGGTGTACTAAATAGTATTAAAAAAGAAATAGACGATCAAACTGCTACTAACGATAACTCTTTACCTAACATTACGGCTACAATTATTGGCAACGGGATCTATCTTGTAGGTGATGCTGCTTTCAATGTAGAAGCTGTAGACAGTGATCTATTTAATATAATCACTGATAACGCTAATGATGTTGCGTCACTACCTAAACAGTGTAAGCATGGTTACATTGTCAAAGTTACGAATACTGCTGACACAGAAGATGATGATTACTATCTGAAATTTGTTGGTGACAATGGTCAAGATGGAACAGGTTATTGGGAAGAGTGTGCTGGTCCTGGTGTGAAAACAACTATTGATCCAGCTACAATGCCCTATGTCTTGAAACGCATCAGTGCAACTGAGATGTCTCTTGATCAATATAAAGATAGTACTGGAGCTAGTGCTTGGGGTCAGCGAGAAGTTGGTGATGACAATACCAATAAAGCACCTTCATTTATTGGCAATAAAATTAACAAGTTACTGTTCCATAGGGATCGGCTAGCAATCCTTAGTGGTAGCAATATCATCCTTTCACGTCCAAACAACCTAGGTAACTTTTGGAATAACACAGCACTTACATTTTCTGGTATTGACCGAATTGACCTGTCGTGTAGTTCACAAAGCCCAAATGCTTTGGTTGAAGGTTTAGAAATTAACACCGGTCTACTATTGTTCAGTGAAGATGCTCAGTTCCTGTTTTCTACCGAACTTGATGTGTTGAATCCTGAAACTGCAAAGATCTACACACTATCTAATTATAATTACAATGTAGCTGTGCCACCTATTTCTCTTGGTACTAGTGTTGCATTTGTAGATAACGCAGGTAAGTTCAGTAGGTTCTTTGAGATGTTGAACATTTCACGTGAATCTCAACCAGAGGTTTTGGAAAACAGTAAGTCTGTACAAAGGCTGATGTCCAAAGATATGGACTCTATGGTTATATCTAGGGAAAATTCTTTTATTTCTATTTGCAAGACTGGAACTAATACAGCTGTAGCATTTAAATACTTTCAAACTGGTGAGAAGCGTTTGCAAGGAGCTTGGTTTATTTGGAAGTTTGCTAAAAACATTACACATCAGTTTATTGTAAATGATGAGTATTACGTTGTTACTGCTGATGATGAGTTATGCAAGCTTCAATTGATGGATACTGCAGCTCAACCTGCTATCACACAAGACGGTGTTGACTTTGATGTTCATCTTGATTACTACCAATCCGTTGCTGCGTCTGCTTTGACTTTTAACGCTGGTACTGGTGTAACTACATTGACACTGCCTACAGACACTCCACTCAATAATGGCGATACAGTGTCTGTCGTTGTCACCGAAGATAACAACAACCTTGGTAGATATGCTACTGGTACTGTTAGTAGTGGCACCGTTGCACTGACTGGTGATTGGTCAAGTGATCCGGTAAAGGTAGGACGGGAATATGAAATGAAGGTTGAACTACCTACGATCTACCCGACAAAGCAAGCCGGCAATCGAGTTGTATCTGACACGTCTGGATCATTGATTGTCCAAAGACTTAAGTTTAACTTTGGTCCTGTAGGACAGTTTACTACTAAACTAGAACGTGTAGGAAAACCTGACTTTATTGATACACATGAGTCATCTTTAATGGATGCTTATAAGGCTAATACTGCACCAAATGTAAACGGTAGTTTTAGAACAATACCTGTTTATGACCGCAATACAAACGTAAGTGTCACTATCTCTTCATCTCACCCTTCTCCAGCAAACATCGAATCAATGTCCTGGGAAGGAGAATACACAAACAGATTTTATAAGCGGATCTAAATTCATACATCCAATTACTGAGGAGGCTGCCTTAGAGGTGGCCTCTAATCTACGTCCAGAAGACTATAGAGAAGTAGTTGAGGGGTATGGTGTAGATCCAATAGTCGCAATACCTAAAGAAGCTCTGAAGGGCTTCTGCATATATTTCACAGTACCTGACGGCAGGACTGCCGGACTAGCTGGGATAGGTGAAAACGGAGCTGTTTGGATGCTCTGTACACCAGCTATCCATGACTTCCCTGTTCTGTTTGCTAGGCAGGCAAAACGCTTTATAGAGAGCAGAAACGAGAAGCTTCTGTGGAACTATGTAGATAAGCGCAATACAGCACACCTTAGGTTGCTGAAATATTTGGGCTTCACCTTTTTAGAAGAGGTTGAATTTGGTCCCAACAACTTACCCTTTATTCTATTTACAAAATGGTATTCCCCATAGCAGCTGCTGCTCCTGCACTAGGAATCATGTCAGGAGTCTCTGGACTTGCATCAGCATTTGGCGGCTTCTTTAATAACAGTGCAGCTCAACAAGCCAACGAGCAAAACAAGCTCCGTGTTGCACAGATCAATCAAGAGAATCAAAGACGACTCTTTGAACAGCTACAGGTAAA